TTTTTTTTATTTTAATATTGATAAATATATACATGAGAATAGACGAAATTGTATTAACAAGTGTATTACCGTTTAACAAATATTTCAAAAAAATGTATGATCGTAATACACCGTTTGATAGCGAATCAAAATCAAGATTTTTGTTAATTAGCAACAAAAATAAATTTTCGTTGTGGTTCGACAAAACAGAAAAAATGTTTGTTGGTTTTGTAAACAAAGAATATGCAATGTCTATTTTTGTTAAGAAAATGAAAGACGGATACCAAGTAAAAGGATCGTTTATAGACCCAAAGTATCAAGGTTTTTCTTTGTTAAAAACTGCATATAAAATGATTGTAGAGCATGTAGGGAAACTATATAGTGACACGTCAGTTAGTAAAGCAGCATATTCTGTTTGGCTCGGGCTAGAAAAAGACAGCGATGTTGAAGTAGATGTGTTTGATACAAAGACAAAAACATACACTAGCATGACAGCCGATGAAATACCAACAGACAGCGAACGTTATATTTTTTGCTTATCTAAAAAGTAATTAGTGGGCAAATAAAATTGCATAAATGATAAATACAAATAACATTAAAGTATTATCGGGAGATTAACAATATGGCAACATTAGACAAATTTGGCGTACCTTTAAACGGAAGCAAGCTAGGTATTTTGCATCCTAAGCAAGGGTATCGCTTCCGTGTTATTCTTAATAATTTTGGTAACGGCCAACATTTGCGAGAAATGACACAGAACGTTGTATCTGTTACACGTCCAACATTCCAGCAAGCAGAAGTTCCGTTACATGCGTATAACTCTGTGGGTTATATTGCAGAAAAACCAATATGGGAAACAATTAATTTTGTTGTACGTGATGACATTAATTCAGCAACTTCTAGTGCAGTTGGTGCTCAGATTCAAAAACAGTTTAATCATTATGAGCAAACATCAGCAGTTGCAGGATCTAACTTCAAATTTGGAATGGAAATCCATGCGTTAGACGGCACAAACGGCGATGCATTAGAAATATGGCAACTTGAAGGTTGCTTCTTAACAAACGTAGAATATGGCGAACACAATTATGAATCATCAGAACCAATGACTATTACAATGACTGTTCGTTACGATAATGCAACATTAGTTGCTGGTCCGAACACCAATGGCGGTTCTGTAGTTGGCGGCGATCCATTTGAAAATGAAGATTCACCAACTGGCGGTTCTACATTCGCGTAAGGATATAGATGGGATTCAACTTATCTAATGCGCTATCTAGTGCAATATTTGGTTCGGCAGGGTCAGGCATTTTGCGTGGCCCTGATCACGCCTCTAAAATCTTTGGTCTAAATCAAAATACATTATTTCTTAATAACCCTAAGACCAAATTTGAGCATTTTATACGGTTTAATATAAACAGCAACCCTTGGGCGCAATCGCACTTTTCGACATATTTTGTTCAAAGCGATTATGATCATATTGCTGCGTTAGTTAAAAGTGCAACATATCCTAGTGTTGAGATAACAACACAAACGGCAAACCAATATAACAAGAAGCGAAATTATTATACTTCGATTAGTTATAAGCCAATTACTGTCACTATGCACGATGTGGCTGATGGGAAAACATTGCGCTTTTGGCAAATGTATTATTCGTATTACTTTAGAAACGGCCATCATTCGACTGCATCTAACTTAGATAGAGCAATTGAAGGAACAGATCCAGTAAAAACTCCGACAGCCACGGATTTTATATCGCTTGACGATGATCCAGCAGCAGGCATTGTTTTAGATTCGGAGACACACGACACATATGGATTAAACATACAACATGCCGGCGCAGATCTATTAAATTCTATTGAATTGTTCTATAGTCGTGCAGGAAAGTATTCAAAAGTTGTTTTAGTTAATCCAAAAATTTCGTCGTTTGAACATGACGAATTTAATTATGAAGAAACTGGCGGATTAATGACAATTACATTAACTATCGAATATGAAACTGTATTGTATGATGAAATGCCGCGTGATCTTAAAGACACAAACGATATCCGCCAGCAGCCCGGAAATACTAATTTGACGCGAGGACTAAAAGCGCCAGAATTGCCCGAAACAGGAAGCCCGGCATTCCCGTCGCATACAGGTTCTGTTGCATTTTTTAATGAAGACGACAGACCAGCAAATGAAGCAATTGCATCAGAATCTAGTGAGCGCAAAGCAGAAGAACAAGGACCGTTCTCCGGCGTATTTGATAATTTGGGCAATGACATATCTAGTGCAATACAACGAGGAATCACTACTGGCGACTTTAGTTTAAAACCAAATCCAATAGATTCTGTAAAAAATGTTGCCAACAATGTCATTAACAATGTTAAAGGAAACGCAATTGGTGCAATATCTAATAGCAGTGGCAGTGCAGTTGGCCAAGTAGCAGGGACTATAACAGCGCCTATTACAAGTGCTGCAAACACGGTAGCATCAGGTATTAATAGCGCCGTTGGGTCAGTAACAGGAACAATAGGTTCAGCAGTAAATACAGCAGCACAGACAGTTGATAACACTGTAGGCTCATTATTTAGCGGCAATAATTCCGGTGGCTCGGGAGGCGGCAGCGGCTCCGGCGGAGGTGGATAATGCGATTAAGTAGCAAAATTGCTAGCTTTTTGGGTGTTGATGCACAGTTAAGGAAAGAAGGCAACTCGTTTTATAATGAATTTAAAAACGGCTCGGGCAACGAACAGACTTTGCCTGCAACCACCTTTTTATTGTCCGCAGGCGTACCTGCAAGTGTCGAAACAACAACATATAATGTTATAAAATCATTTTTTTCTTCAAAAGGTGTTTCTGAAAAATATAGCAAAGTGTTAGCATTGCTTATTATTGATGCTGCAAAGTTTCAGAATATATCTCCTATGCAATTAATTGGCAGCTTTAATAAAACAGATATTTTTCTTACAGACGATGTAATGTATGCAATAAATTTGCTCAATGAAAATGCATTGTTGACAAAAATAAAAGAAAAAAGCAATTCGTTAAGTTTAAAATCACAATATATCCGGGTGTAGCTATGGCTAGAACTTTCAAGGGATATTTTGAACCGAAAAACCCACACAAGTATATCGGAAATCACAAGCCATATTATCGTTCAAGCTGGGAACACAGATTTATGATGATGTGTGACTCGCATCCTAATATTATACATTGGGCCAGCGAACACGAAAAAACAAAAATACCTTACCTTAATCCAATCACAAACAAATACACTGTTTATGTGCCAGATTTTTTTGTTGTATATAAAGACAAGAACGGAAACAAACGTGTCGAAGTAGTCGAAGTAAAACCTGCCGCAGAAACATTTGTATCTGAAGCAAAATCAAAAAAGCACAAAATGGCATTGGCAGTAAATGCGCAAAAATGGGCAGCCGCACAAGAGTGGTGCAAGCGCCGCGGAATCAAGTTTCGTGTAATCACCGAACACGATATTTTCCATAATCCAAAGAAAAGATAATCACAACTTTATCTTCTGCTACATTTTTGTTGATAAATATAATTAAAATAGGAACAATTTTATGACTAAAAAATTAGAAGAAGTTTTTGACTTGCCGCCAATTGACGAAACAGAAGAGCAAGAGCAAGAACAAAAAAAGCCTACAAATGTTGTGCTTTCTGAAGCAAAAGAAACGCAAAAAGTTTTATTGAAAGAATTAACAAATTCTGAAAAGATTAATAAAGCACTAAAATTTGTTGACGACATAGACTCTCACGACAACGAGATGGACGAGATCTCAGAACTAGCACTCAAGACATTTTATGAATTGCACGATCTAGGTATGCAAATCGAAAGTCCTTATGTTGGTAAAGTGTTTGAGGTTGCATCAACAATGTTAAAGACAGCTTTAGAAGCAAGAGATGCAAAAGCATCCAGAAAGTTAAAACAAATTGAATTGTTGATTAAAAAGCAAAAAATTGATATTGACAACGGCGAAGCATCATCATCGTCAAACGGTGCTGAGTTTGATAGAAACGAGCTGCTAGATATGTTTAGACAAGCAAACAGCGAAGTAAATAAAACAGACGAAGATGACAACAATTCTGATAAATAGTTGTAATATAAGAAATATAGGGAATGTAACATGAAATCATTTTTAGAGTACATAACAGAAAACGAAAAAGAATATCAATTTACGATTAAATTGGCTTGCGATGATGTTACAGACGAAATGCTAGATAAACTAGAAAAGTGTTTGTCTAGATACGAACTTGTGTCAGCATCTAAGTTTAAAAAGACACCAATTTTAAAACATCCAATTGATTTCCCTCGTGTTAAAAATTCTGAAATTTATGTAAGTGACATTGTAACAAAATATCCTGCAACACGCGACATGCTCGAAGGGCTAATTAGCAAAGCGTTAGATTTGCCACGTTTTCGTGTAGTTGTATATTCAGAAAAAGACCCAAGACGTATAAGCTCAATACTACGAGACGAAAACGACGAGTATTCTCCAAAAGTAGGAACAATGGTTTCCGACGAAGAGGAAATCGGAGCAGAAGATTATAAACTTGCTGCACAGTGCGAAAAAGCAATCGACGATGCAGTCGAAGCAAAAGCTGAAAGAAAAGTTACAAAAGTCATAAACGATTTAAGCCCAGAAGAAAGTTTCGAACCTGCTGAGTTCGAGAAGCAAAAGCCAGACACAGAAGTTAAAAAGTCTGTTTTCTTCGGAAGAGAAAAATAGGAGTATATAATGAGTACATTAGACGACAATACATGTGAATATTGCCAAGGCTTAGGCTGCGACAATTGTAAGCACGAGTGTTATACTTGCGCTGGCCAAGGGCGAGTACGCGATAATAGCGACGAAGAATACGAAACTTGTCCAGACTGCGACGGAACCGGCGTTTCTTTTGTCAAAGAAGACTATGACTTTGAACCGGAAACAAATATGTGTCCGGATTGCGAAGGCTCCGGACAAGACCCAGACACTGGCGAAGAGTGTGAAAGATGCGCAGGTGTAGGCGAATTGTTTGAAGCAAAAGACAAACACGATATGCAAAACGGATACGATAAGCACCATGTTGTTGACGGCAACGATTATGGCATTGACAATCCTGAGTCTACAACCAACGACAAAGACGACAATCCTATACAAGTAAAAGAATCAAAAGGAACTGTCGAATATCGAGATCCGTCCGGACATTATATTGTTGCATATATCCCACCAAAAGGATATGTAGCAATTGGCAAAGGCTTATATAAAGGCGAGATTTCAAGAGAATATTTTGAAACTCTAGACGATGCAATAGAACATGCAGACATCGAAATAAGCGCATTACAAGAAAGAAAAGAAACTGTCAGCAAAATACACGAGTCATTAGTTTATAAATATAGAAGCTATCGTTCAAACAATGAATAACTGGTAATCACACATGGATGAATCGTTAGTTAAAAAAGCCTTTAAAAAGGTTAATTACACAAAAGAACAGATAGAAGAACTAAAGCAGTGTATGCATCCTAAAACGGGTCCTATGTACTTTATGACCCGTTTTATGAAAATCCAGCATCCAACTAAAGGCGAAATCCCGTTTCAGCCTTTTCCTTATCAGCACGACTTAATCGATTGCTATCATAACTACAAATATTCTATTGCACTTGTAGGACGTCAGCTCGGAAAGTGTGTAGATGGGGACACAACTATTAAGCTAAGAAATAAAAAGACTGGCGAAATAGTCGAAATGACAATAGAAGAATTCCACAACTTGCACACCAACGAAAATATTGTTGATAAATAAAAAGTAAAGTAAATAATTTACTACAACAATATTGTACGTTTATGAGCAAATCAAAAAACACACTGCGAAAATTTATAGAATCTGTTGATGTTTCTGACTGGGAAATAGAAACGCCAACTGGTTGGCAACCAATAAGCCACACAAACAAAACTATTGAATATGATGTGTGGGAAATAAAAACAGACAAAGGAACATGTCTTCGCGGTGCAGACACGCACATTTTAATTGACATCGACGGCAACGAAGTATTTTTGAAAGATTCGCTGGGCATGTCAATTAAGTCGACAGAAGGGCATGAGACTGTTATTAGCGTAGAGAAGCTAGACACTAAAGTAAACATGTATGATTTGACAGTCGACTCCGAAGACCACACATATTACACCAACGGGCTTTTAAGTCACAATACAACCGTTGCTGCCGGCTATTTGCTGTGGTATGCTATGTTTGTAAAAGACTCGCATATATTAGTTGCAGCACACAAATATGACGGTGCATTAGAAATTATGGATCGTATAAGATTTGCATACGAAGGCTTGCCAGACCATATACGAGCAGGTGTTCGAGAATATAATAAAAAGTCTCTTCGTTTTGACAACGGGTCAATAATAGAATCGCAAACAACAACAGCAAATACCGGCCGTGGTAAATCGTTGTCTTTGATATACTTAGACGAATTTGCATTCGTTGAGCCTAAAATTGCAAGAGAATTCTGGACGTCGATATCACCTACATTGTCAACTGGTGGTAAAGCTATTATTACGTCAACACCAAACACAGACGAAGATATGTTTGCACATATATGGTTTGAAGCACAAAAAAATACAGACGAATACGGAAATGTAATACGAAATATTGGGCGAAACGGATTTAAACCATTTTGTGCAACGTGGGAAGCTCACCCAGAACGGGACGAAAAATGGGCTGACCAGGAAAGATCAAAAATTGGCGAAGAAAGATTCGAACGAGAACACAATTGTAAATTTATTACATTTGACGAAACGCTCATCAATTCTGTTAAGCTTGCAAAACTAGAGCCATCAGCGCCAGTTGATACAGTTGGTCACATTCGTTGGTATAAGAAAATTGACCCAAATAAAACGTATTGCGTTGGTCTTGATCCTAGCATGGGCACAGGCGGCGACGATGCAGCAATACAAGTGATAGAATTGCCAACACTAGAACAAGTTGCAGAGTGGCAACACAATAAGACACCCGTTGAAGGCCAAGTTCGTGTATTAAAAGACATTTGCAAATATATACACGACGCAGGAGCCGAAGACATATATTGGTCAGTTGAATCAAACTCACTCGGCGAAGCTGTGTTAGTTGTTATTCGTGACACTGGCGAAGAAAACTTTCCAGGTATGTTTTTGCATGACCAACGCAAAGATTTAGGAATGAAGCATCGTCGCAAAGGATTTATAACAACACACAGAACAAAACTAGAAGCATGTGCCAGGGTGAAGTCGTGGATTGAATCAGGAAAATTAAAAATACATTCGCAGAATTTAATTTCGCAGTTAAAGACTTTTGTAAGGTCGGGCAACTCTTATGCAGCAAAAGTTGGCGAAAAAGACGATCTTGTTATGAGCCTTGTCTTAGTGTCGCGGATGGCACAAGTTATATCAACATTTGATGATCGCACATATTCCGCTGTGAACTCAAATATTGACGACGACAATCACGACGAACCACTGCCAATATTTATTGTCTAAGAAAGATAAATACAGATAATAAAAAGGTGATTAGTATGGATCAAGAAAGAATTTTACACGAAATACATGCAACATTGGTTGGGAATGGTGTTAAACCAGTGATGTATACTGATGACGGAAAAGAAACAGTTGTGCCTGATGATGCAAAATACTTCTTTTCATCAGACCCTAACTTAATGATTTCTGTAGATTTTGAAACAAATTCTTTAAGATTCCACAAAGGCAAATCTGTTGATTTTGACAGTATTAAGCAACTGCACCACCAAATCAAAAAAATAGCAAACAATAACCTTTTAAACTTTGAGTTTAAGGTATTTGGAACAAACATTGTGCCTAATAAATATGCACACGAAGCAGCAAATCATTTAACAGAAGGGTTCAGTCCTTTAACTGGAACACAAAAAACTAGTTATCAAAATTTGGGCGATGTTAAGCTCGTAATAAAGCACAAGTACCCAGTTACAGAAATTCGCGGATCACGCAGCCGCAATATAAAAGAGATATATGTTGAGCATAATAATGTTCGTCATAAACTGCCGTTTGTGTTGTTAAGCGGTGCTAGAGCAGTTGCTCGGCATTTGTATGAAGGCGGGAGCATCGACGACAACTTCGGAAAGCACTTAATTAGTATGTGTGAGAAATACATTAAGCTTAAAGAATTTGTAAGATATGCAAAAAGAAACAAATTGATAAATGAAGATACACGCAGTATTGTTGAAGTTATTAAAGAAAATTTAAAAAAGCTAAGAAAAGACATTACAAAATCATCTTCTCCACTTGGTTACAAAATGTTAGCAGCACGTTTGCAAGAAGTTAATGCTTGTGATGAAGCTGATGATATTGAGCCAGTAAAAGACATGTTCACTGTAAAGAAATTTGACAATAAATTTGAAGAAATATTACCGGAAGTTAAAACTATGATTAACAAACACGAAGATTATTTGCGAAAAATTGAAGAAGCAAGCACAATGCCAATTTATCTTGAAAAAGCAGGAACTGGCTCATTGCCTGCAACATTTAAAAATAAAAACGAAGCTAAAGCAACAAAGCTATCGATGTTAGCAGCATCAATTAAATGTAATGAACAATTAGCAGAATATGTAATTAAGCTATCTAAGAAAATATCAGAAGGGCAAGACTTAACAGAATTCGAAAGTAATATTGTGAAAAATGTTTTAGTTAATGCAACATTTGAAGAAGTGAAAACAAGCTCGTTGACTGAATCAAAAGACTATAAAAAACTAGAAAAGATAGAAGAAGAATACAAAAGAGAACTTCAAAAGTATGACATAATTTAATTCATAAATTTTTATTCGCAGATCTCCAAAACGATAAATAAAAGCACTTAGTTATTTTAGCTAAGTGCTTTTTTAGTATTAGCCACGTAAAATAATAGGATAGGGCTTGACAAATACATGCATATGATTGTATAATGTGTTTGTTGTAGCGTAAACAAAGTTTTGTGGTTAGACTTTGTGTTCCCTACAATTATGCGGTTGTAGAAAGGAATCATACAAGGAATACGCATTAGGTATAATAGGAGAAAATCATGAGTACCTCACTTTCAAAAATCCGTGCAAAGCTTCAACAGCTTGAAAATGCACGTTCTGGAAACAGCTTCCAAGGCGACGGCTTAACTTACCCATTTTGGAACATGAACGAAAATTCAACTGCGGTTGTAAGATTCTTGCCAGATGGCAATGATGAAAATCCGTTCTTTTGGGTCGAAAAGCAAGTAATCAAACTACCATTTGCAGGAATTAAAGGGAAAGACGAATCGAACGAAGTTATTGTTCAAGTTCCGTGTGTAGAAATGTTTGGCGAGTCTTGTCCAATTTTGGCAGAAGTTCGTCCAATGTTTTCTGATTCTTCGCTTGAAGATCTTGCAAGAAAATACTGGAAAAAGCGTTCATACATTTTCCAAGGGTTTGTGCAAGAATCGCCGTTTGTTGAAGAAAATGCACCAGAAAATCCAATTCGTCGATTTATAATTTCGCCGCAACTTTTCAATATCATCAAGTCAGCATTAATGGATCCTGATTTAGAAGAGTTGCCAACTGACTATGTAAACGGTGTTGACTTCCGCATTACTAAGACAAAGAAAGGAAATTTCTTTGATTACTCAACGTCTAAGTATTCGCGTAAAGAAACTTCGCTGACAGAAGAGCAGTTAGAAGCAATCGAAACGCACGGATTGGTTGATCTTAGCACATATCTTCCTGAAAAGCCAGGCCCAGAAGAGTTATCTGTAATATACGAAATGTTCCAAGCCTCACTTGAAGGCGAACTGTATGACCCAGAAAAATGGGCTAAATATTACAGACCTTGGGGCTTAGACTATGCTGGTCCATCTGATTCGAAAACTAATTCAAGCAGCAACGAAGAAGCAAAACCTGAAAAAGCAGTTAAGACTGAAACAGCAAAAGCTGAATTCGATGCTGACGCAGCAGGTGACATGCCGTGGAAAGAAGATGATAAAGAATCAGTAAGTACAACTGAAAAGTCGGTTAACGATATTTTAGCAAAAGTTCGTAACCGAAATATCTAAACTATAAAGTGTGTGGCTTTTAAGTCACACACTTTTTCTAACCATCAACACAGGTGTACTCAAGATCTATATTTGATATATTATTTGTTGCTAGTTTATAAATATCATAGCATTAAATAATTAAGAATGTAGACTAAGGCACAAGGAAGGCATTATGACAAAAGCATTTGATGTAAGCAAATTCAGAAAAGACATTACCAAGTCTATAACTGGTATTAGTACAGGGTTCCACGACCCAGATGTTTGGATATCAACAGGAAATTACTGTTTGAATTACTTAATTAGTGGCGATTTCCATAAAGGTGTGCCAATGAGTAAAGTAACAGTCTTTGCTGGCGAATCCGGTGCTGGCAAATCATATATTTGTTCAGCGAATATAGTGCGAGACGCACAAAAGCAAGGAATTTTTGTTGTGTTATTAGACAGCGAAAATGCACTCGACGAAGCGTGGTTAAAAGCGTTGGATGTAGATACAGATCCCGACAAGTTGTTGCGCATTAATGTTTCGATGATCGATGATGTTGCAAAAACAATATCGATGTTCATGAAAGAATACAAAAATATGTGCGACGGAATTCCAAGGGAAGAACAGAAAAAAGTTTTGTTTGTCGTTGACTCGCTTGGTATGCTATTAACACCAACTGATGTTAATCAATTTGAAGCCGGCGATATGAAAGGTGACATGGGTCGCAAAGCAAAGGCGTTAACTGCTTTAGTTAGAAATGTTGTTAACATGATTGCGCCGTATAACGTAGGCTTTGTTGCAACAAATCACACGTATGCATCGCAAGATATGTTTGATCCCGACGACAAAATTAGCGGCGGCAGCGGCTTCATTTATGCAAGCTCGATTATTGTTGCGATGAAAAAGAAAAAGCTAAAAGACAAAGACCTTGGCGGTTCTACAAACGAAGTAAGAGGAATAAAGGCTGCGTGTAAAGTAGTTAAGTCGCGATATTCTAAACCTTTTGAAAGCGTCGACGTATATATTCCTTACGATACAGGCATGGACCCATACTCTGGACTGTTTGAACTGTTTGTAAAAACAGGGATGCTCACAAAACAAGGAAACAGATATAAATATGTTTCGAGAGAAACGGGCGAAGAAATAATCCAGTTTAAAAAGGCATGGGAAACTGATTATGAGTCGATGGACAAAATAATGAGCGAGTTTACTTCTGACGATTTTGAATTATCAGAAGATTATAAAGAACAGCTAAGGCTTGAAAAAGAAGAAGGAGAAGCATAAATGAGTATTGAAGAAATTCTCGAGTTTTGGGAAACTTTAAAGCCGTTTATTGCTGCATCTGACCGCAGCAATGCAGCAGAATCGTTTGTATCTTTTTTAGATGCACACGGCTATGCCGATGAGCTCGAAAATGCAATAGACTTGCCCGAAGAACTTTATAATGCATCAATTGCATGTTTTGGTGAGTCTGCAGACGATGATGACGAATATAGTTATGCATAAGGTGAGCTATGAAAGAGCTAGATAATTTAAAAGAGGCAATCCAAGCAAAAGACGTTAATCTAGCATTACAAAAACTGCAAGAGCTGAAAACGGCTCTTGCAGAAGATAATGCAGTATTAGCAGAATTTTTAAAACCAGTAACAATAACAGAGCTGCACAAACTTATTGTCGAAAACTTTGACATTAAGGCAGGACGATTAAAAGTAAAACGACGAGTATCAATGGCCCGCCCCCGAGCATTTTTGTTCATTGCAGCAATGGAAGCAGGCATTAAAAGCGCACCCAGAGTTATTGGAGAAAAATAATGAACTGGTATCGCATTGTTACAAACAATCTAGAAAAGATACCCGACTGTGTTTCGTACTATGAAAACGAATTGCTCGACGCCAAAAAAGAATTAGGCGTAAAAAACAAGCCATTAGAACGACTCGAAGCAGAACTACCGGGCATAGTCGAGCACCGCTTCAATCAGTTGCAGACATTAGAAGCAATATTAGAATACTTAAACATTCAACTGAAAAAAGAAAAAGTTGGGCATTTTAAAAAGTACCTGATGCATTACCAGCGAAAGTTAAGCAGTCGTGAAGCCGAAAAGTTTGCCGAAGCTGAAGATAGTGTTGTACAATTGTCTTTGTTGATTAATGAAATTGCATTGATCCGAAATCAATACCTTGGTGTTATTAAAGGCCTTGAACACAAAGGATTTATGCTAGGACACATCACGAAATTGCGAGTAGCAGGTCTTGATGACGCAATGCTCCAATAATAGTTGATTATTCCATTTCTTTTATGTTACAATTTAGCTATAATCTGGTCATTAGGAGTTAATATGAATTTAGTAGAGTGTGCTCGGTGTTTTGCAATCGCTGCCCACGAATCAATCC